ACCGCCGACCACGCCATCGACCCGGCGCTGTGGGAGCGGGCGCGCGCTGAGCGGCCGATCGCGCCCGGGTCCGCCGTCGCCCTGGCGGCCGAGGTCCGGGCCGACCGCGCCGGCGGCGTCATCGTCGCGGCCGGCCACGACGAGAGGGGCGACGTGGTCGTCGAGGTCGTCGACGACCGGCCCGGGACCGGGTGGATCGCACCACGGCTGATGGAGTTGACCGAGCGTCAGCGGCCGGTGTCGGTGGTCGTCGACCCGAAGTCCCCGGCCGGTGCGGTCCACCGGGCGCTGACCGAGCAGCGCCGCCACGCCGTCCCCGTCTTCGACCCGTTCGCCGCGTCCGATCTCGTCAACGCCCAGACGGAGTTGATGGACGGTCTGGTCGCCGGCACCTGGCGGCACCGCGCGGTCGACGACCACCGCCTGCTCCTCGACCACGCGATGCAGTGCGCGGGAGTGCGCACCCTGGCGGAGACGACCGTCTTCAGCCGGGCCGTCACCGAGGACGGCCGCTCGCCGGCCGCGCTGATCGCGGCGATGCTCGCCGCGTACGGCCTGCGCCACCCCCAGCGCCCCACCACCCCGGTGTCCGGGTCCCGCTGACCGCTGCCCATCGAGATGATCTATGGGTACCCTCCCACCATGGGCATCCTCAGTCGCTGGCGCACGACGCGCGACCTGGTGCGCGCGGCCGAGACCATCGACGTCGGGCGGCCGGTCGTCCCGCCCGCCGGCGGCATCGCGCCCACCCTCACCGACGCGATGGGTCTGACCTCCTACGGCGCCGGTCTGGGGTGGTGGGCACCGGGAGCTCGAGTTGGACGCGACATCGCCATGTCCGTTCCGGCCGTCCGGCGCGGCGTGAACCTGATCGCGGGCACCATCGCGGCGATGCCGCTGCGCCGCTGGCGCGGTGAGCAGCTGGTCCCGGAGATCTCCACCTTCCTCGCGCAGCCCGAGGCATCCCGGGCGTACGTCACCACGCTGACGCTGACCGTGCAGGATCTCGTCCTGTACCCGTACGCCTGGTGGAAGGTCGACACCCGGGACTGGACCGGCCGCCCCGCCAAGGTGACACGCCTCGACCCGGAGTTCGTCACGGTCGAGAAGGAGTGGGAGTCGGGGGTCGTCGTCCGGCAGTACATCGCCTACCAGGGCCGCGAGGTGCCGCAGGCCGACCTGATCCGCTTCGACGGGCCCGACGCCGGGCTGCTGGAACTCGGCGCGGGCGAGATCATCACCGCGCTCCGGCTGGAGATGGCGGCGCAGACTTACGCCAGTCCCGAGGTGCCGACCGGCTTCCTGAAGAACACGGGCGAGTACGCGCTGACCGCGCCGGAGATCGACGAGCTGCTGAACGACTGGTCGGTGGGCCGCGCCCGTTCCGGCACGGCGTTCCTCAACCGCAACGTCGACTACCAGGCGGTCATGTCGACGCCCCAGGCGCTCCAGCTCGTCGAGGGCCGCGAGGAGTCCGTCGCACAGATCGCGCGCCTGATCGGCGTTCCGGCCCGGCTGCTCAACGCCAAAGAGGGCAGCAGCCTGACGTACTCGACCACGTGGGCCGAGCGCGACGACTTCGTGGACACCTCGCTCAACCCGTACCTGCTGCCCATCCAGCAGCGGTTGAGCATGGACGACGCGAACGGCACCCCGGCCGGCACCGTGGTCCGCTTCGACGTCAACAGCTTCCGCAACCTCTCGCCGCGCGAGCAGGCCGAGCTGGACGAGATCGAGATCCGCTCCGGCGTCCTCACCGTCGCCGAGGCACGCGCCCGTCGCGGCCTCGAACCCATCACCCCGGAGGTCACCCGTGCCCCATCAGCGGCCTGACACCATCACCGTCCGCGCAGCCGCCGCCGTGGACTCGGGCAGCACCGGCGCCGACGGAAACCGGACGATCTCCGGCGTCCTGGCGACCTACGACACCACCGTGAACCCGATGGGCGCGTGGTACACCGTGCGCCTGGCCAAGGGCGCACTGGAGGTCCCCGAGGACCGCTCGGGCGTGAAGCTGCTGGAGGCCCACGATCCGGGCCGCGTCATCGGCGTGCTGACCGACGTCGAGGACCAGGGCGACCACGTCACCGGCACCTTCCGCGTCGGGCGCACCCAGGCCGCCCAGGACGCCGTGATGCAGGCCGAGGACGGCATCCTCGACGGCCTGTCCGTCGGCTACCGGGTCGTCGACGGCCAAGAGCTGGTCGAGGACGGCCGCGACGTCTTCGAGGTCACCCGGGCCAGCCTGTTCGAGGTGTCGTTGGTCGCGTGGCCGGCGGACTCCTCGGCGCGCGTCTCCACCGTCACCGCATCCGCGAGAGGAACCACCGCCATGACCACGCCCGCTCCCGCCGCCGCCCCGCCGGCCCCCGCGCTGCCCGTACCGGCCGCGCCGCTCACCGAAGCGCAGCTCGACCAGGTGGCCGCCGCGCTCGGCTCGCGCCTGCCGGCTCCGGCCGTCAGCCCGATCCCCGTCACCGGCGTCCCGGTCGTCGTCGCTGCCGAGCGCGTCGACCCCCGCTACCCGGCCGCCCGGGGCCGCGACGGCAAGCTGTACACCGCCGGCGACTACCTCTCCGCGTACCACTCTGGCGTGATGCAGGGCGATTGGGCGCGGCACAACGAGATCTACGCCGCTCTGGCGGACGAACTCACCTCCGACGTGCCCGGTCTGCTGCCGACCGCGATCGTCGGCGAGCTGCTGGGCCGCGCCGTCGGCCGCCGGGACGTCTGGGACTCCCTGCGCGCGCGGGACATGCCGATGGCCGGGGCGAAGTTCGACCGGCCCCGCATCACCCAGCACGTGAAGGTCGACACCCAGGCGACGCAGAAGACCCAGGTCGCCACCCAGAAGATGACGATCATCCTCGACGAGGTCGCCAAGACGACGCTGGCCGGCGCGCTCGACGTCGCGCAGCAGGTGATCGACTGGACGTCCCCGGCGTTCCTGAACGAGGTCGTCAACGACTTCGTGGCCATCTACCTGGCCCGGACCAACACCAAGGCCGCCACCGACCTGGTCGCCGCGACCACCGCCGGTGCGCAGAGCGTCACGTGGGACGGCACCCCGGCGACCCTGAACGCCGCGCTCGCCGAGGCGGCCGGACTGGTCATCAACGGCGTCGACTCCGAGATGGAGTCGGTGCCCAACACCATCTGGCTGTCCGTCGACGAGTGGGTGCTCCTCGCCGGGCTGACCGACACCACCGGCCGCCCACTGCTGCCCGGCATCGGCGCGACCAACGCCTCCGGTCAGATCTCCCTCGGCGGATCCCCGGAGGTCAGCGGCAACGGCTTCCGCTGGATCGTCTCCAAGAAGCTCCCCGCCGGCACGTTCATCATGGGCGACGCCACCTACACCGAGTCGTACGAGAACGGCCGTCAGTTCCTGCGCGCGGTCCGCCCGGACGTCCTGGGGCTCGACCTGGCGTACATGGGCTACACCGCGACCTACTTCCCATACCCGAAGGTGCTCGTGGCCATCAAGCCGGCGGCCGGTGGCGGCACTCTCGCGGCCACCACCACCACCACGAAGTAGCCGTGGGATCCATCACGCGGGAGGACGTGATCGCCGCGCTGGGCATGTCGTCCAGCGCGGTCGATCCGTCGACCCCGGACGGCATGTGGCTCGACGACACCGTCGCCGCGATCAACATCTCCGTGCCGCGCGTCGTGCCGACCGTGCGCGCCGCCGACCCGTCCTTGCCGTGGCCCGACGACGTCCACGCCGGGGCCGTGCTCCAAGCGGGCCGGCTGTTCCAGCGCCGCGCCTCGATGGGCGGCGCGCTTCAGGCGTACGACTCGATGGGACCGACGTACATCGCCCGCTGGGATCCGGACGTGGAGCGGATGTTCGGCATCGGGCCGTGGGAACCACCGAAGGTCGGGTGACCCGGTGAACGGATTTCTGGCGCCGATGAAGGAGCTCGTCGCTGAGCTTCAGCCCTACACCGAGCGGACGGTGACGTGGGACGCGCGGAACCTGGCCCCGCTCCCGGCCGTGCTGGTCATGCCTCCCACCATCGACGCCAACGACCCGCAGCTGCTGTGCGGGGAGATGACCTACACCTTCGACGTCCTGCTCGTCGGCACTCCCGGAGTCGGGGCCGAGCTGACGGCCCTCGACGCGCTGGTGAGGGACTTCGACGGGCTGCCCGACGTCCTGCTGTGGGAGCCGACCGCGTTCGTCCCCTACGGCTCCAACGCCGACATGCCCCCGGCGCAGGCGTACCGGCTGCGCGTCCAACGCTTCTACTAGGAGGTCACCATGGCCGCTACGGCCGCCATCCAGCGCAATGGCACCCTCACCTTCGGCGCGACCGGGGCCGGACAGCTCGTCGCCAGCTGTCGGCCGAGCGCCGTACTGCTCAACCCCACCGCCAACGACGTCGGCGACACCGTTGAGGTGCTGTGCGGCGACAACATCAACCCGGAGACCCAGATCGCGTGGACGCTCGACGTCACCGCGTTCCAAGACTGGGACCAGGCCGCCGCCGACTCGCTCCAGCAGTGGGCGCTGGCCAACGCCGGCACCGACCAGCCCTACGAGTCGCCCCTGTTCAAGGAGCGCTCGCTGTTCCGCGACGTCGCCAACAACGGCCACTGATGTCCACCAAGCACCCGATCATTGCCGTGACCGGCAGCTCCGGCGCGG